ATAACAAAGGTCATCGTAAGAAGAGATTTAAAGGCACTTTTAAATCAGTTTGCTCAATATGAATTATGTTTCGGTAATCGTTTCTATATTAATCCAGCAGGTTATAATATAAAGAGCACAGGATTTACAATAAATGGATTTTCACAAGTTGCTTATATCACTGATGTTCCAAATAAAAATATTTCAGGTAACTTAGATGGTAGTATGAAGGGTACTCTTTCAGTTGTTGCTAAGAATAATCAAGGTCAGCAAGTAGTTTTAATAAAGGATGCTGGTATTGTTGACTATAAAAAAGGTGAAGTCATATTAAACACTATTAATTTTACATCAACAGTCAGTGATAACAGCATAATCGAGATTCAAGCATTCCCTGAATCAAATGATGTAGTTGGATTAAAAGATTTGTATCTTAATTTTGATGTATCGAATAGTACAATAAATACAGTCAAGGATGTAATTGCTTCAGGAGAAGATGTTTCAGGAGTTGTGTTTACAAGAGATTACTATACATCAAGTTACTCTAATGGAGATTTAGAGAGGAAATAATTTATGTCACACATTGACAAAAGAATACAAGTCAATACGATTATTGAAAATCAGTTACCTGATTTTGTTTTGGATGATTTTCCAAACGCTGTTGAATTTTTAAAGCAATATTACATTTCCCAAGAGTTTCAAGGTGGTCCTTCTGATCTAATCTCAAATTTTGATCAGTATTTGAAATCAGATAATTTAGTTCCAGAACTTATTGTTGGTGTTACCACGACTACTGCAGGTATATCTACGACAGATACTACTATAAATGTTCCAAGTACAAAAGGATTTCCTGCTGAATATGGATTACTTAAAATTGATGATGAAATAATTTCTTATACTGGTATCACTTCAACTTCTTTCACTGGTTGTATTCGTGGATTTAGTGGTATTACTGGTTATAACGTTGGAATATCATCTTCACTACTTGAAATTAATCGTGAAAGTTTAAAATTTGAAGAAACAAACGCTAACTCACATGATGTTGGTGCATCAATTCAAAATTTATCAGTATTATTCATACAAGAATTTTTTAAAAAACTTAAAAAAACATTTTTACCTGGTTTAGAAAATAACGATTTTTCAGAAAAATTAGATGTCGGAAACTTTGTAAAATTTGCTCGTTCTTTTTATCAATCAAAAGGTGTTGAAGAATCAATAAGAATTTTATTTAAAGTCCTTTATGGTGTTGAATCAAAAATACTTGACTTAGAGGGTAATTTAATTAAACCATCTGACGCTGAATTTATACGTCGTGAGGTTATTGTAGCTGACTTGATTACACCATTTGGAGAACCTCAAAACTTAACTGGACAAACAATATTTAAATCAACTGATTTACAAACTAATGCATCAGTGTCAGAAGTAGAGATAATAAAGAGAGAGGATAGAAATTATTATAAACTTGCATTATTTGTTGGTTTTAGTGACCGTGACTTAATTGAAGGTACGTTTACAATACCAGGTAAGACAAAAGTTGTAGGAGGAGCACCAGCTGGAGCAACGATTATAGATGTTGATTCAACAGTAGGATTCGGAACAACAGGAACTATCATTGCAGGTTCTAATACAAATATTAATTACACATCTAAAACTATCAATCAGTTTTTTGGATGCACGGGAGTTGGTGTTGGTATTGCTACTGCTGCTGATTTACGTTCAAATGAAACTATATTTGGATATGAAAATGGTGATTTATCGAAAAGAGTTGATCTAAGAATTACTGGTGTCTTATCTGAATTAGTACCAATAACAGATATAAGTTTGGTAAATGAACAAGAAAACTTATTTGTTAAAAATATTGGAGAAAAAATAGAAAATGATGGAAATACTTACAAACAAATTTTTGCAAATTCTTGGATTTATAATACATCTTCAAGATTTCAAGTTGAAATTTCAGGATCTACCTTTAAATTAAGAACAAAAATTGATAAGTCTTCTTTAAAAGTAGGAGATAGATTTGAAATATTAGAGAGAAATGAACAAACTGTTGTTGGTGGTGGTGTAGTTGGAAGTATAGATGTTACACTTAATCAGATAAATGCGACTAATATTGCTGGATTTAATCCAGTTCAATTCCAACAATATGATATTCGTAGATTAGTTGAAAAAGTTACGAGTTCAGGTGTAACTCTTGCTCAAGGAAATGACACATTCATCGCAGATACACTATCTGTTTATGTTGATGGAAATACAGATGGTTACGTTGCATCAAGTTCTTTACCAAGTTATGATATCAAAACTAATATAGTCGAAGAAGTTCTAGTAGGAGGCACTGCTGCTGGTTTAGATGGATTTAATTCATTAAATGAAAGATATAGTTTTATACAATTTACACCTCCACCTGGTGAAGATATAAAATTCATTCAAGGTGATCCAGTTGTATATCAACCAAATGGTGAAAGTTTAATTGGTTTGGATACTGGTAGAACATATTATGTTGATCCTGTCATACCAGGTCCAAATCAAAACGTATCAAAAATAAGATTATATAACTCAAATGCACAAATTGGAACCGCAAGTACAGTCCAAGTAGGTCCTACCACATCTACAACAGATACTCATAGTTTTGTTTTACAAAGACATGCAAGTAGAGTTCTTGAGGCAGATAATGTTCTAAAGAAAATACCTCTATCTCAAAACTTGTTTGTTCCTTCACAACAGGATGTTCCTACAAATGATATTGGAATACTTATTAACGGTGTTAATATACGTTCACCAATTTCAGATAATCAAATTTATTATGGTTCACTTGAGTCTGTTGACTTGTTGAATGGTGGATCTGGATATGATATTTTAAAACCACCAGTCATAGGTATAGAAACAAGTAGTGGAGTTGGTGCTGCTGCTGAGCCAATACTCAAGGGTACAGTAAAAGAAGTATTTGTAGACCCTCAAGAATTTGATATTGATCAAGTTCAAAATATATCTCTTACTGGTGGTAATGGTAGTGGATGTGTTTTACAACCAATACTAGGTCAAAGAAGTAGGGTATTAGACTTTGATAGTAGAGATGTATTCTTTAATGGTGGTGTTGATATCATAAATGAAACTATAACATTTAAAACAGAGCACAGTCTACAAGATGGTCAATTAGTTTACTACAATGCAAATAATAATACTCCGATTGGCATAGGAACAGCTTTTGATGTTGAAAATAATATCAATGATACTTTATCAGATGGTGCTCCTTACTATGTAAGGGTCGTCAACCCAACCACAGTTAGATTGTTTAACACACCAACAGACGCTACGTTTGGAAATGCTGGTATAAACACCGTTGGATTATCCACAGATACTGCTGCAAGTGGTATTCATAGGTTTACGACTGATAGGAAGAATACTCTTGTTGCAATTAAGGTTTTAGAAGAGGGTACAGGATATACTCATCGTAAATTAAGAGTAAAACCTACAGGTATCTCTACATCATTAAATGTGGTTACATTTAAAAATCACGGTTTTGAACATGGAGAGATTATTGAGTATTCAGCAGAGACATCTCCAATACAAGGAATGTCAACAACATCCTCTTATTATATTAATAAATTAACAGATGACACTTTCCAATTAGCGGATGCTGGAATTGGTGCGACTTCTAACGTTAATTTTAACAGAGGAATATACGCTAATTTTGAAAATCAAGGTCAAGGATTTCAAATATTTAAATATCCAGACATAAAAGTCAATATCAATGTTTCATATGGTTCAACTATAACAGGTGAAATTGTAGCAACACCTGTTGTAACTGGAGAACTTGTTGGAGCATATCTATATGAAGAAGGAACAAATTATGGTTCAGTTACATTAGATAAACAAGTTATTCCAAAAGTATCAATTCAAAACGGTAGATTTGCTGAATTCAAACCAATAATTGTTGGTGGTAGAATCACTGATGTTGCTGTTGTGAACAGAGGAAGGGAATATAATTCAAGTCCTGAAATTAGAGTTATATCAACAGGTTCTGGAGCTGGTGCAGTTGTTCGTCCAGTAATTAAAGATGGGTTTGTGATTGATGCGATAGTAACTAATCCTGGTATTGGTTATAGTTCTGTCTCAACTGAGGTAAGGGCATTTCCAAGAGGTCAGAATGGACAGTTTACTGCAAGAGTTAGAAGTTTAACATTAAATAATCAAAGTAGATTTGGAGACTCTTATCTCTCAACAAAAGACGGAAAATTACATTTTGGTATATTAGGATATTCTCAGGATACTGCTGCTAATTTTGAAAATACTTTCACTGTAAATTCAAACGGAGAGTTCAATCAAATAACAGGGCATTCTCCAATTATAGGATGGGCATATGATGGAAATCCAATTTATGGACCTTTTGGATACTCTAAGGCAGATGATATAAACTCTGAATTAAAAATAATTCAATCATCATATAAAACTAATACTACAAATGTCGTAAATAGACCTTCAGGATATGCAGCAGGATTCTTTGTCGAAGATAATATTTTTGATGGTTCAGGAGATCTCGATATTCATAATGGTAGATTTTGTAAAACTCCTGAGTTTCCAAATGGAATTTATGCATATTTTGCAACAGTCAAATTAGGTTCAAACTCTAACAAATTAGAGGGAGTTTATCCATATTTTATTGGTAACACTTATCGTTCACCATTTATTACTGAAAATCAATTGTTAAATCAAAATTTTGATTTTAATAATTCAGGTCTCAGGAGAAATACTTTACCTTATAATGTAGACGAACCTTTTGCAGGAAATGATTTCTTAATCGAGTCTTATGAAAAAATAAGACAATTATCAGTAATCGAAGCTGTCACAAAGGGAGATGTAGATAGTATTCAAATTTTGAATAGTGGACAGGATTATAAAATAGGAGATTTGACTGAATTTGATGATGAAAGCACGAATGGTTCAGGATTTAAGGCACAGGTAAGTGAGATAGTTGGTATTGGTATATCACGTATTGATACAGTAGTCACACCTTTTAATGGTGCAATTTTTGAATGGAAAGGTGAGAATGAGGTTGTAGCGAATTATTATCCATTTATTGAAATCAATGATCAAGATGCAGTTTCAATATCTGGTTTAAGCACAAATGTTAAAAATTTAACAAATTCATTCAATGTCGGTGTTTCAACATTCACTACCAGCTTAGCTGCAGATATGTCAACTGGTAGTGCCAATGGTTTAGTTCAAGATATTCTCCTTACTAGTATTCCTAATACTGTATCAGTCGGTGGTTCTATTCGTATTGGATCTGGTAATGCAGGTACTCCAGAGGTTGTTAGAGTTTTAAGTATATTTCCTGCAAATAATATAGTAAGAGTACAAAGACATATAGGTATAGCACATACTTCTGGATCTAATGTAGATGTTCTTAATAATCAAATTAGTATTCCAGTTAAAACAACAAAGTTTAATTCTGAATTAAATGATATTATCTATTTTAATGGACCTCAGTCAGTTGGTGTCGGTACAACTGAAGGTGGTGCAATCAAGGTACATGAATTTATAGGTGGTCAGGCAAATGATGTTTCTATTCCCACAAGAACAATTAGGATTCCAAATCACCCATTTGAAAATGGACAAAAGGTAACAATTAATAAAAGAAACGGAGCAAATCGTTTTGATGTTGGTACAACTCCTCTAGTAACAGAATTTAAACTACCATTCTTGGGTGCTAATTCAACTGAAGTTTTTGTAATTAATAAAGGTATTGATAACATTGGTTTAGTAACTACAAAAGTTGGCATTGGTAGTACAAGTGAGGGATTATTCTTCTATAGTAAAGGTTCAAATGCTGGTATTAATTCTTCATTATATTTTATAGAGACACAGAAAGAACAAATCACAGGTGATATTGACAAAGTTGTTACAACAGTATCTACAAACGTCTCGGCTGCGAATACAACAAAACATAATTTGATAGAGGGTGATGTTGTAAAAATGAATGTGGTTCCAAATTTAGTTGTTGGTTCTGGAAGCACAACACCAGTTGCAGTTGATTATAATTCTGAATTCGATATACTAATCATTAATCCAATAACATTTACAGCATCTGATATTGTAAGTGATAATCAATTTAATATCACTGACCACGGATTTAAAACAGGTGATAAGATTTTCTATGACGGTTCTGCAACAGGTTTAAGTACAGGTAAATATTATGTCAATAAAGTAAGTAGTAGTAGATTTCAACTTACAGAAACAATTGAGGATTTAAATGCAAATCCAATAATTGTAGCACCAGTTATCGCTAATACTGGTGGCACACAAACCATTGCTCCAATAAACCCTCGCATCGATGTTGTTAAGAACTCAAAACTAACATTCGGTCTCTCTAGTACAACACTTGCAGATTTTGACTTTAAATTATTCTATGATAAAAATCTAACAAATGAGTATTTAAGTTCACAAGATAGTAGTTCTTTTAATGTAGGAACTGCAGGAACCATAGGTATTGGAACAAACAACACAGATCCAGAAGGTGCTAAACTGAGTGTTCAATTCTCTAATTCCACACCAATAACTTTATATTATGGTTTAACAAAAGGTGGATACATAAGCACTGCTGATACTGAGGTTCCAAATTATTCTGAGATAAGATTTATTGATAGTGAATACAATGGAGAATATAAGATTTCAAGTGTAACTGATGACACTTTTAAAATTTCACCAAAAGTTCCTGAATTTTTATCATATACAAGCGATCAATGTGATAAACTTGAATACTCTACTAGATCTGTAAACGTTCACGGTGGAATTAAGAATTTTAGAATATTATCACCAGGTTTTAATTACAAAAAATTACCACAGTTTAAAAAAGTAATTAGTGAAAATGGTACTGATGCAAATATAATTGCACAATCAAAGACCATAGGTAGAATTAAAAAGATTAGAATTGTTGATATTGGATATGAATATTCTTCAGACAAAACTTTAGGACCAGAAGCATTCATATCACCTGTTGTCAACATTGATAATCTTGACGTTATTGCTTCTGTTAATATAGTAAGTGGTGGTTCAGATTATATGAGTGAACCTAATTTGATTGTATACAACCCAGTTTCAAACGAAATAGTTGATGATGTTTCAATACAACCATTTGCACCCAACCAAACAATTTCAAAAGTTGATGTTTTATCGCCAGTTACAGGACTTGATTCAGTAGTTCATAAAATAATATCTATTAATAATTCAAATGGAGTTGGTATTAATTCTGTTATAACATCTTCAACAGGCATTGTTACTTGTTTCCTTGAGACACCAATTAATGGATTTGATGAGCAACCATTTGCAATTGGAGATGAAGTCTATGTTGAGGGTATTCAAAGAGTTGGTGAAGCTGGTATCGGTACAGTAAGTGGAGGAATATCTACAACAACAGTTGAGGGAACTGGATATAATTCTGATAATTATAATTATTCATTCTTTGATATAGTTGACTATACTGCAGGAACACAGTGTATCGCTGTGTTTAGTCTAGCAGGAGTAACTACGAATGCAGGTATTGCTAAAACATTCCAATCAGGTTATGCAACTCTTATTAACAAGAAAAAATATCCTGTCATCGAACCAGTTCAAACAAGAGGTGTATTTGAATTAAAAGAAACATTAATTATTGATAATATTGTTACTGACTTAAAAGTAATTGAGGTAAGAAATGATTACATAAAAATTGATGGTAAATTTAAAATTAAAAAAGGTGATCGAATAAAAGGTGAATTAAGTAATGTATCTGCTGAAATCACAAGTATTGTTGATAATCAAGCGAAATTTACTACTGATTTTTCTAACAGACAAGAGTATGGTTGGTTAGATGACATTGGTAAATTAAATCAAGATTATCAAGTTATACCTGATAACGATTATTATCAAAACTTATCTTACACAGTTAAGAGTTCTATTGAATGGGATAAATTTGTTAATCCAGTCAATCGTTTGGTTCATCCATCAGGATTAAAGAATTTTGCGGATACTTCAGTTGTATCTAGTTTAAAAGTTGGAGTTGGTGAAGTCCGTGAATCAGCTCAAACTGTTGTTCTTGATGTTGGTAATATTCTTGAACTAAAAGATAAACAAAGAGTAGATGCGATTAATAATTTTGATTTTGCTAGAGATTTTGATACAAGAATTAGTGGTTCTAAATTCTTAACAATTAAAAATAAATCATTAACCGATTTTACAAGATGTAAAACAAACAGAGTATTAATTCACGATGATGTTAGTGATAGATTTTCTAGTGAAGGTTTTGAAAGTACAAATACAATTATTGAACCTCTTATAGAAGATTTTGGACATTACTTGATACAAATTGTAGATCCTGATACACTAGACTCTCAATTCTCTGAATTAGTTACTTTAACTACTGAAACTAATGCATTTTTACTTGAAAAAACAACAGATTTTACAACTATTAAGTTGGGTGATTTTGATACTGAAATTCTTCCAGTTGGAACTAAAAATTTAGTATTTGAACCTACTGAGAAATTTTTAAGAGACCACGATATAAAAATTCTTAAGATTGATTTCAATACTGATTTAACAGGAATTGGAACTAACGGTATTGGTAGTGTAGATTTAACTGGTGTAAACACTGGAGTAGGTACAACAACTGTTGGATTTACAACCGCTTCTATAATAGAAATACCAACATATGATTTTAATTCTCTTTATGCAACGATATTTGTTCAAGACAGTGCTACAAAAGAAATAAACTATAGTGAAGTAATTGTAGATTATGATGGCACAGATACAACTATAGCTGAGACATATGTTGATTCAAAATCTGGATTAAGTAACAGTATAGTTGGTGTAGTAACTGCAAGAGTTGAAAATAATCTCGTTAAGTTGCAAATAGAAAATGATAGAGTTAACCCACTGGATATAAGATCAAATATTGTTGGATTAGGTTCAACTGCAACTGGTATAGGCACATATCGTTTCTCTGTATCAGGACAACCTGCTGGTGCTGAGAGAAGTGCTAGATTAGAGTCGGGTTATATTACTGGAACTGCAAGTCCAATCACATATGCAACCCTTAATAAATTTAATGATACAACCTCCAAATCACTTGTCAGAGTGTCGTGTGGTGAGACATCTGCTGTTCATCAAGTTATATCATTAAGAGATGATGATGATATACTAACTGTACAATATCCTTTCGTATCTGCTGGTTCAACAACTGGTATCGGAACATTTGGTGGTGAGATAAGTGGTAATAATATTAATTTAAGATTTTATCCTGATGCTGAATTTGATTCTCTAATTGAAGTGCAGTCATATAATCAAATTTTATATACAGCAAATGATTTTGAAAATACACCTCCTGATTTAAAATATGGAACAGTTGATCAAAGAGTATTCTTAACAACATATGACGGTGCTGCTGGTTTAAGAGCAAACAAAAAAGATTTTGTTTTAAAACATGACGGAATACCTATTTACTCTAAAACATTTAACCCTGTTGGAACAATTAGCACTACAACAAGTGTAATTGATATTCCAAGTCATTTCTTTAATACAAACGAAGAATTGACATATACACCAGAATCAACATTCATTGGTGTTGCAGGTACAGCAATTTCTATTGGTTCTACAGCAAATATTGCTGGTGTTGTTACAACAATTTTACCAAGCACTGTTTATGCGAAAGTATTAGATGAAAACAGATTTGAATTATACACAAGACCTGAATATGTTGCGACTGGAGTTGCAGTAACATTTACAGGAACAGGTTCAGGTAACGCTCATAAACTCACTATGAGAAAACAAATGACCAAAACTTTAATTGGTCTAGATGGTGTTGTACAACAACCAATAACATTTACATCAATTACTCATAATATTGGAGTGTTTGATGGATTTACACATAACAATAATATTGGTATAGGTTTATCACAGTTTGTTCTAAGTGGTATAAGTTCAATTCAACCAACTGATTTCCTTAAAATAAATGGTGAATATTTAAAAATTACCGAAGTTGGATTCTCAAGCACTCCTACTGGTACTATTAATGATTCAGCAGATGTAGCAGCTGGTATCGCAACACTACCAGTTGTAAAAGTTGAGAGAGGACAACTAGGAATAGCACAAACATCACATACAGCAAATGATGTTGCTAGAGTTCATAGAGGTGCGTTTAACATTGTTGATAGCACTATATTCTTTGCAGATCCACCTAAAGGTAATAACAGGTCAAGAAGAGACGAAACTAATTTACCATTTGTGAAAGCAAACTTTAGTGGTAGAACTTTCCTTAGAAGTGATTACACAACTAATATGTTGTTCGACGATATATCTGATAACTTTACAGGAATTGGTAAAACCTATTCATTAACAGTTGGTGGTGCAAATACTTCTTCAGGTATTGGACTCGGTAATGGTGTTTTATTCATTAACGGTGTTTTTCAAACTCCACTAACAGCGAATAATACAGGAAATAATTACGAATTTTTAGCAGATACAACTGCTGGTATATCAACTGTTGTGTTTACAGGTATTACATCTACAAACGGTGATTTCATCATATCTGAATTTGATATTAACCAGAACCAAGTTCCAAGAGGTGGTTTAATTGTATCATTAGGTTCAACACCAGGTCTCGGATATGCACCATTAGTAGGAGCAAAAGCAAAATTATTTAAAGATGCAAACGGTGGAATCACAAGTGTTGTTGGTATTGCAACATCATCAGGATTCAATCTTGGTATTCAAACTGCTGCATATGATAACACTACAGGTATTATTACTGTTACAACAAATAAAGTTCATGGATTTGGACTAGAGAGACCAAATATGGTTAAATTAAAGAATTTAAACTTTAATATAACTGGTGTTGGAGCAACATTATTTACAAATCATGATAGATCTTTATTTGTAGTTGGTATTGTATCTGATAGAACATTTGAAGTTAAAGCAGGTATTCAAACTCAAAATTGGGTTTATACTGGTGGAGGTAATACTTTTGAGTTCTTTGAAGATCTTACTTTTGGTTCTGGATATCGTGGTGGCACAGTTGCTTGTGGTGTTACTGACCAAGCATATGAACATAGATTTGTAAGTTCAGGTATAGGTTCAATACGTAAGAATAGTTTTGCTGCCTCTAATACAAACTCATTTACTGCAACTAACGCTGTTTATACATCACATACTGGTCAATTAGTTCTTACAATTCCAAATCACACTTTTACAACAAGTGATTCAGTTGGTATTGATACTGGTGGATTAGTATTTAAGTGTTCTAAGGATAATTTCTTCTCTAATCATCCATATCCTCGTGCAGTCTCTAAGACAAGTTTCCCAAATTCAGATCCACTCGCTGGTATTATCACTGGTATAGGTGCAACCACACTTAATACAATAACTTTAAATGCAGGTGTTGGTGGTGGTGCTGGAACAGGTGCAGAAGTAACCGCAACAGTTGGTGCTGGTGGTACATTAGCATTTAACATAGTCTCTGCTGGAACAAGTTATGTCAATCCAGAAATAATAATTCCTGAACCAAATTATGATAATCTTTCTGTTATTGGGGTGTCTAGAGCAGGTATTGGTTTAACAACAGATACTGGTTCAAATCTATTAGTTGATGTAAAAGTCAGTGCTGCAAAAACAACTGTTGGTATAGGTTCAACAACATTTGAAATTTCTGAATTTGCAATTGCAAGACCTGGTCATTCATTTAAAGTTGGTGATAAATTTAAACCAGTTGGATTAGTTACTGCTGCACATTTATCTTCTCCAATAAATGAATTTGAATTAGAAGTTGTAAGCACATTTACTGATAAGTTTTCTGCTTGGCAGTTTGGTGAATTAGATTTCATTGACTCTATTCGTAACTTGCAAGATGGAGCGAGAAAGAGATTTCCACTGTTCTTTAATGGACAATTACTAAGTTTTGAGAAAGATTTAACAAATTCACGTTCTCAATTAATAGATTTGAATGCGATATTACTAATCTTTGTGAATGGTGTTTTACAAAAACCAAAAGAATCATATCAATTTGAAGGTGGTACAACATTTGAATTTGAAGAGGCACCTAGACCAGAAGCAAAAGTTGATATATTCTTCTACAAAGGACAGGATGGAGTTGATGTTGACGTTGCTGATATACAACAGACTGTTAAGATTGGTGATGAAGTTAGATTATTTAAACATCCTGTAGGTGTAACAACATCACAAGAAACAGAGAGAACATTAAATGCTTTATTAGGTGCAAAACTTGTTGAGACTGACATTTACACTGGTCGTGGTATTGATGAAACAAATGACAAACCATTTAGATGGACAAAACAGAAAGTCGATATAGTTTTAAATGGTAAGAAGATTGATAAATCAAGAGAAATATTAGAACCACAAGTTTATCCTACTGCAAAAATAATTGGTGACTTAACTTCAACATCAGGCGAAGGAAATACAAATGGTATATTTGTAGATGATGCTGAAGTATTTTTCTATGAAAAAGGTGATCATTTATCATCAAGTGCACCTAATGAAGATGACGGTAATTATAATCTAGCATTTAGTTCTGTTGATGCCTTAATTACATCTGGAGAAATAAATGTAGGTGCTGCTGCAACTGCTCTTGTTTCAGCTGCTGGTACCATATCATCAATTGATATCACCAACGGTGGTTCAGGATACAGTGGTTCTGTATCAATAAAAATAAGTGCTCCTCCATCTATTGGAGTTGGTATAGGAACTACTGCACTTGCCACTGCAACAATCACAAATGGTTCGGTAACATCTGTGTCTGTAACAAATCCTGGTTTAGGATATTCTGCATTCACACCACCACAAGTGATACTTGAATTGCCTACATATCAAACTGAAAAGTTGACCTCAATAAGTAATGTTGAAGGTTTCACTGGTATTATTACTGGTATTACCACAACAACAGGTACAGGTAGTCATCCTCTTGCACTAAAATTCTTCTTCAGAGCAGATAAGACAGCGAATACATTACTTGAAAATTATCCAGTGTTTATTACTGATACGACGGTTGGTAATGGTGTTACTTCTGTTAACGATTCTGATGCAGCAGTAGTTGGTATTGGAACAACATTTGTTGATAATATTTACAAAGTTAATGCAGTTACAACTTTAGGTGAAGCAGGTGAAATCACTTGTAATATTCATACAAATAGCAGTTCATCTGTTTTAGGTATCGCAGCTACTGGTAACTTTGATAATACAAATCCAGGTATTGCAACACACTTAGGTCGAATTACTTGGGGAAGATTATATAATGCAACAAGAAATATTAATCCAATTTCAATTGGTGTTACTGGTTTGACGGTCAATTCTGGATTAACAACATTCCCAACAATTCAAAGAAAGAACTATTCTATAAGTTCTTTAAGAGGTCTGAGATCATCAGGTGCAATTAGGGTATTTGGAATTTGATTCTATTACCTCTATAAATAAAAAGAAAAAGTTTAAATACAATGTCAGCGATAATTACTGATCAATTTAGAATTCTGAATGCTAACAACTTTGTTGAGTCAGTAGAAAATACAACTAATTCATATTACGTGTTCATTGGTTTACCAAATCCTGCAGGAACTGCAACATTGGTTGGTTATGGTAGATCTTCGGATTGGAATACAAGCACACCTGCCCCTACTGATAGTTTTTCATATCGTAAGCATACGGGTGATACTATGATGTTTGGTAAAAAAATATCATCTGCAAATATAAGAAGAATTATAAGAAGAGTAGACTGGGTTGCAGGAAGTAGATATGAAATTTATAGAGATGATTATAGTGTAGAAAATCCAAGTCCTTTAACACAAGCAAATAGATTATATGATGCGAACTACTACGTACTTAATTCCGACTTCAAAGTTTACGTTTGTATTGATAATGGATCGACAGGTTCTAACCCACTTGGCAATGTCTCACAAGACGAACCAACCTTCACTGATTTGGAACCATCAAAAGCAGGAAATAGCGGTGACGGATATCTTTGGAAGTATCTTTTCACTGTTTCACCTAGTGACATTATTAAATTTGACTCAACTGAATTTATTACTGTTCCAAATGGTTGGACATCTAGCCAAGATTCTCAAATTAGAGCAGTTCGTGAAAATGGAGACTCCTCTGTAAACCAAAATCAAATCAAACACATTTATATCGAGAATGCTGGAAGTGGATATGCTAATGGATTAAGTCAGGAAGTAGATATAATTGGAGATGGAGAAGGTGGAAAAGCAAGGGTTGACGTAATAAATGGAACAATAACAGACGCTGTTGTTAGTGCTGGAGGTAAGGGATATAGTTATGGAATAGTTGACTTAGGAACATTAAGTAGTGGTGTCAGTACCGCAACTGGACGTGCAAAACTCATACCTATTATTCCACCAGGTTTGGGTCACGGACACGATGTTTATACAGAGTTAGGAACTGATAGAGTTATTGTTTATGCAAGATTTGATGATTCAACTAAAGATTTTCCTGTTGATACAAAATTTGCACAGGTTGGAGTTGTAAAAAATCCAACAAAGGTAGGAACTTCAGTAACTTATACTGATAATACATATTCTTCATTAAAAGCAATTAAGTTTGATACTGTTACTGGTATACCTCAAGTTGGTGAAGAAATTAAACAAGTTCTTACTCTTTCACCAAACACAGGAAAAAATGCCACAGCTTATGTTGCTTCATATGATTCAGAAACTAAAGTATTGAAGTATTTTAGAGATCGCTCTTTAAACTTTAATAGAACATCATATGATCACACTGATTACGCAGGTATTTCAACTGCTGGTAGAATATATGATTTTGAATCTCAAATAGGTGCTAATAATATTGAAGGTAAGTCTTCATTCTTTGCTGGTGCCATTTCTCGTAATTTCTCAGGTATTACAACAAACCCCACAGGTAATAAATTAATTAACTTGGGTGTGAACTTTATTTCAGGACTTTCTAATTCTGAGATAAATAAAGGGTCGGGTGAAATAGTTTACCTAGATAATAGACCTTTAATTGTTAGGAACTCTCGTCAAAAGGAAGACATTAAAATCATACTCGAATTCTAAAAATGCCACAAAAGACTAACTTAAATATATCACCTTATTATGATGATTTCGATAAGGATGATAATTTTTACAAAATACTATTTAAACCTGGATATCCTGTTCAGGCAAGAGAACTAACTGGATTACAATCTCTATTACAAAATCAAGTTGAGTCTTTTGGTAAACATATTTTCAAAGAAGGTTCAATGGTTATTCCAGGTAACATTGAACTTGATAATTCATATTTTGCTGCAAAAATAAACGATTCTCATCTTGGCATTGATGTATCAGTTTATTTGAATGAAATTATAGCATCGAATGGTGGTAAAGGGTTAAGAGTTAGAGGACAAACTTCAGGAACAGTTGCAGTCATAAAAAATTTCATATTACCACCAGCAGAGGGTGTTGAAAATATAACAATTTTCTTAAAATATCAGCAATCTGGAACAGATGGTGAGAGTAATGCTTTTCCAGATGGTGAAGTTTTAGTTCTAGAAGAACCACTCACATATGGTAATACAACTCTAACAATTGGCGAAACCATATTAACACTCGTATCAGAAGAAGCGACTGCAACAGGTACTGCTTTTGGTGTCAACGCTGGTATTTACTTCTTACGTGGAAGTTTTGTCGATGTTCCAGCATCACTTATAATATTAGAACCATATTCTACAACACCGTCTTACAGAGTTGGTTTTGATGTATCTGAAGAAGTAATAAACTCAAATGATGATCCATCATTGTATGATAATGCAAAAGGTTTTACAAACTTTGCTGCACCAGGTGCGGATAGATTTAAAATTTCTGTAAAACTTGCTAAGAAAGCATTAACAGACTATGAAGATACAAACTTTGTAGAACTCTTGAGAGTTGATACTGGTGAAGTTAAAAAATTACAAGATACGTACAAGATACGTCAACATATAGTGAACTTAAAAAATATTTTGCTAAAAGAACTTATGATGAATCAGGCGATTACTCTGTTGAACCATTTCGTATTGATATTCAAGAATCTCTTAATGATGAGATTGGTAATGATGGTTTATTCACAGAAAATAGACTGACTGATGAAGGAAATATACCAAGTGATGATATATTCTGTGTAAAACTATCACCAGGTCGTGCATA